AGACACAACACGCTGACCTGCGAATGTGTATTCAACTAGTGTGTATTTTCTTGCTTCATTCATTTATTTATTTCCTATTCTTTATTTGTTATTACTATTTTACAGGGTACCACTGACATCAAGCGTCAGGGCAACCATAAGTCTCGTGGCAATCAACACAAACATTATCACCACACTCAGCACAATCTTGGTGCTCAGTAGGGTTATCGCATAGTTCGCATTGGTGGAGAGCAAACATCCAGTATTCAGTCATTTAGTTTTACCTTTCTTTCTATACTTATACAATAGCACAGGGGTACGACATTGAACAGGTGTGCAGGGGGTGTGTCGCATTACGTTATCAATTTGTTATAAACGCCCTATAAAACAGGTGTGTAGTGCCCCTATTCAATAGGTGTGCAGTGCCCCTATATTAGACGTAGATAGTGGGGTAGATGTGTGCTCACTAATTATCTTATTTTTTATATACGACACCCCTGTATCATACACATTAGCAAAATATTCAGATTTTGTGTAATACAAATTTTTTCAGATTTGGCGGTATGTAAGTTAAGGTAGCCTAATGTCTGGTGTAGGCTTTAGTAGTCCGTGTACGATTAGCCAATGGTTAATTAGTTTGTATGACACTCTTGTTTGTTTGGCTATTTCTTTTGATGTCATTTGTGCTGCTATGCATTTTTCGAGGTATTCTTTTGACTCGTAATGCTTAATGTAAGGAATTTTATTTTCCATATCGCTCTCTCTTTCGCTAGAACTCTATTGTAGCATAAATAATGCGAAGCATAAATTTTTCGAGGGTAGACAGAAACTCTGTCCTGATGTTTTATCTCCAAATAGCCCTTATATGACCTGTAGAAGATATGACCGTATAGTTTATACAAAAAGACATCAAAATCGGCTGTAGGGGCATTTAAACCATTATTTGCCCTATTGCAGACATTTTGCATACATGGCATTATGGTGGTTTGGTGTTTCCTATTTCGACCGTTTTTAAAAACTCGAAACACTATAAAATCAGTGTATAATTATTTATATTATGACTATATCGGATTGGGCAGGTTTAATCTTAACCGCATTATCTATCATCGCTATTACTATTGGCGGAATCAGATGGTACGTTACCGCAGAAATTAAAGTCCTATCAACCGAACTAAAAAACGATTTATCCGAACTTAAGCCTAACGGAGGGTCATCGATGAAAGACCAGGTTAACAGACTAGAAGAAAAGTCTCATAGACTAGAAGATAAAATCGACAACCTTTATAACGTTCTTATTAACGAAGGTGTCAAGACTAACAAAAATAAAAAATCAGAAAACACCGAACTTTGATTGTTAATATAATATATATAAACTATAATATATACTAATATATAAATATATAATATATAGCCCTTATCTCTATAGATAAGAGGGTATCACACTTTTTGTGATTTGTCAAATAGAAAACAGAAATCCCTAACAAATGATATAATCTATCATAGAGCCAGTGTCTGATACTCTCTCTCATACCCACTTCAGGCACTGGTTCTTTTATTTATAGTGTATAATGATTGTATGTCTGATTGCTTAATTCCTGATAACTTTGGTGCTGACCCTGCTTTTGTGCAGTGGAAGGTTGTGCGTGGTGATACCGCCCGAATCCGTATTGAATTCTATGAAACAGACGGAGAAACACTTTATAATATCTCTACTTGGACTTTCACAAGTTCTGCGTATGATTTAAAGAATGGTGGTTTTGATACATTAACAGTCACCGCTGGCACTGGGTATGTTGACATTACTGCACCTGCAAGTTTAACAAAGACATGGGGGACAGGTCAAACAACTATAGTTACCGAACTATCATTCGACCTTCAAGTAACCATCAACTCTGAAATATGGACACCAGTTATCGGCAAAATTACCGTTCTTGCTGATGTGAGCATAAACGCATAATGACTGTATATGAATCGCCAGCAATCTTAGGACAAGTAGTTCCAAGTAACACAAATGATGTCATTATTAAAATTATTAATCAGGAACAAATTCCAACGATTAAACTTATTCCTATGCCTGGAGCCAAAGGCGATACAGGTAGCCAAGGAATTCAGGGTATTCAGGGAATACAAGGCATCCAAGGTATTCAAGGACCTCCAGGAGCATTAGCAAACTTAAGCGTTGGAGAAGGACTTAGTTATAACTCTGCAACCAACACTCTTACAATTACTAAGATTGACGGAGGTACTATCTAATGCCTAATATTGTTAAGATTGTTCCTAAAACTATTACCCCAGCAGTTGTGAAGATTGCTGGATTGGTTGGTCCGACTGGACCTACTGGTAGTACAGGGTCTACTGGTCCAGCAGGACCTACTGGAGCCACTGGTGCGACAGGCTCAACAGGTGCTAAAGGGGACAAAGGCGATACAGGTGCACAAGGCATTCAGGGAATCCAAGGCATTCAGGGTATTCAGGGGGAGACTGGTCCAGCAGGAACTTCAGGTTTAGAGACTTGGACAAGATACTCTCCAACCTTTGCTGCTACAGGATTAACTTTTACTGGAACAGGTGCTACATACCCAACATACAATTCCTACTATGTTAAGTCAGGAAGATTAGTTAGTTTCGTTATTCAGGTTGATTGCACCACCGTCACAAACTTTGGCACTGGTCAATATAAAGTTCAACTACCTTTTACCCCAGCGGTTGGCTTTAACCACTTTAGTGGATGGGCTTGGGCTGACCCAGATATTGACCCAGACACTGGAACTGGGCACACCATTATAAACGCAGATACCTCTGGCATAACAGATGTTTTAGATTTGCATTATCTTAAATCAGCAGGTGGTGCCAACTCTCCAATTAGAGAGGGTCTATTTAAACAAGGTACTCCAGTTACGCTAACAACTGTTAGCAAGATATATGTTAACGGAACGTACATCGCAGCCTCTTAGTGCTATAATAGATATCGAACAAAGGATTTAGGTATGAAAATTGCGGTATACACAATTGCCCTTAACGAAGAAAAGCATGTAGAGCGTTGGTACGAGTCTGCTAAAGATGCAGATTATATTTTAATTGCTGACACAGGCTCTACGGATAACACTAAGCGTATTGCTAAGAAACTGGGCATCAAAGTAGTTGATATCTCTATTAAACCTTGGCGTTTTGATGATGCTCGTAATGCTGCTCTTGCCTTACTACCAGACGATATCGACTATTGTGTATCTATGGATATGGATGAAACTCTTTCTGATGGATGGCGTGAACGACTTGAAACAATGACAGCAGACCAAATCGAATATAGATTTAATTTAACATACAAAGATGAGTCAGAAAAGGTTCCAGATGAAACTTTTATAAACAATAGAATTCATAAAAGAAATGGATTTAGATGGAAGTATTTGATGCACGAAGCAATTGTGCCAGACAGAGTAGAGACAACAAGAGAATTTTGCGAAGGGCTTGAGATTTCCCACCACCCCGACATAGAAAAATCTCGTAGTCAGTATAACCAGATGATAGAAGATGCTTATAATGAATATAAAAACCCTAGATACACTATTTATCAAACACTTCAGTTACTTAAACTTGCTAGAATTGATGAAGCAAAAAAAATGCTAAAAATATTAATAAAGAACAAGGATTCATCAAAAATTGACGTTTCTTTGGCATACACAATTTTGGGAACACTTAATTCAAAACTAAGTATTTTATATTTTTTAAAGTCACTCTCTATTTATCCAACAAGAGAAAATTATACTCAACTTGCTATTTACTATTATAGAAAAGAAAAATGGTTTAGGACTTATTATTTTGGCAAAAAAGCAGATTCTATAAAAATAAAAACAGATAGTATTTTAAAAATTCATAGTGTTTGGGGCTTTTTGCCTTTCAATATAATGTCAGCAGGAAAGCACAACATGAAACTATTTAAATGGTCTAGGTCATACAAACTAAATAAAAAAGAGATAAACCTAGCCTCCTACATATCTCACAAGTTTAAACTATTTAATGACTAGGCTGTGCTATAATTAGGGTATGACTACTACCGTTGGAGGCTCTACGCCCTATCAATTAACTGTTCCAGAACTTACTGAAACAGCAGATATACAGGTAGCCCTAAAATTACTAAGTTATGGTATTTCTGGCGACCCTGCAAATGATGCAGCAATTACTTCAAATTCTTTGATAGGCTATCTTAAGACTGGTCTTGCACTTAAATCAAATATTGCATCTCCAACATTTACTGGAACAGTAACTCTTCCAACTGGAACGTCTTCAGTTGTACCGCTAAAGTTTGCATCATCTAATACTCTAAAATCGTCTCCACAGATTGGTGCAGTAGAATATGATGGAAGCAGACTTTATATCACAAAGTCTGACTCTGTAAGAAAAACTATTGCACATACAGATGAGATTGGAAATATTGCTTTGCATTCTGGAACTGTTGCAAACTCTGCTTCTCCATCTACAGTAACCTTGGTTTCTGGTCGTGACTTTTCAGACTATAGCAAAATACAGATAGTCTTTTCTGCAATTGGAATTTCTCGTGCACCAACTGGAAGATTCCTTTTGAGGTTAAACGGTATTTCAGCAGGAGCATACAGAATGTCTTATAGCAATTTTGCTGCAACGACACCAACTCAGGCAAGCACACTTACAGAAACTGGATATCTTATTGCTAATAGTGCAACTGTTTCAAGTGTTGCTACAGGCTCTCAAATACTTGTGGATATCATTAATCCTGGAAACAATCTTACTACAAAACACCTTTCTTGGCAAAATTCAAATGGATTTGGATTTGGAACAAACAACTCAATAACTGACCCAATAGGTTCTATATCTATAGCAACATCTGGAAACACTCCAGATTTTGCTTGGGCAATCTATGGAATTAAATAATAACTAGTTTGTTTCTACAACTCTTACAAATCTTATTTGACTATTTTTGTATTCTGCCAAAGATTGGATAATTGTAGTTTTAGCCTGTGAGTGTGCGTTAACAATCTTGTTCTTGCCAATGTAAATGCCAGAGTGATAGAAGTTTGTAGAGCCACGATAAGCCATGACCACAATGTCTCCTAGTTTTGGAACAGAAACTCTTTTACCGATGTGTGCTTGCTTGTTTGCTGAGTGCGGTAGTTCTAGACCAAATTGCTTGTATGTCCACCTGACCATTCCAGAGCAGTCCCATCCGTATGGGGTAGAGCCAGAAAATACATAAGAAGTCTTATTTACACGTCTCATCAACTGCATAACTGTCTCCCTCATCTTGTCTGTGTTTCTGTTTTCTTTTGCTTGGTTCACCAGATGACTTCTTAGGTCAAACCCTTTTTGCTTTGTTATTTGTTGGGGTACTTTGTCTGCCTGAGCGATAGGGGTTGGATACCCAGACAAAACTAAACTTAGTATTCCGACAGTGAGTAATTTTTTGATTTTTGAATTATTCATATTTTCCTCCTTTAATGGAAAAACACCTTTTTGAAGGGTGTCGTATATAAATTATACCACGATTTGACCACTTAAGGCAATAGTTGTGCTATAATTAAAAAACAAACACTTGAAAGGTGGTCAATCAATGTCTATTGATTTTAATTCATTACTTACCGTGGACGAGAGAAAAGCGGTAGTTTCACAACGAGTTCAGCAACTAGCAGTTGAGGCTTATCAGTTAACCCTTAACCTAAAGGTTGTAAACGCACAGGAAGAGCCAAGCGAACAGGCTATTACAGAGATTACAAACAATCTAAATCTGCTAGAGCAACTAATCGCTACATATTCAGAAGAACTGACCGCTCTGTCGGAAGAGGCATCTGAGTAATATGTCAATATCTATGCAGCAAAAGAGGGGTACAGAAAGTCAATGGACTACTGCTAACCCTCTTCTGCTTGCTGGTGAGATAGGTTTTGAAACAGATACCAACAAAATGAAAGTTGGTGATGGCACTAGCAATTGGAATGATTTAGATTATCTGGTTGGTAGTGAAACTAATGATGCTACAGCGTCATACGGAAATAACTATGAAGGACTTGTTTCTATTGAAAATGCCACTATAATTGATACAGTAGTGCAATCCGAATGGAGAAGTCTAAAGTATGTCATATCTATGGCAAAAACAACTGGCGGAACAAATAAGTTTGCCGCTACAGAATTAACCGTATTGGTTGATGGTTCAAATGTGACTGTCAGCGAATATGGAGCAATTGACAATAATGGGGAAGTTGGAACTGTTAGTGTCTCACAAAGCGGAGGTAACGTAAATGTTACAGTTACCCCCAATTTACTAGTAAAGCCAATCACAGTAAGATACTATCGAACTGGATTAAAGGCATAATAAGGAGATATTAAAATGGCAACAGTCAACAAAGCGTTTAGAGTCAAAAGCGGACTCATCGTTGAGGGTGCTGAACTAAAACCAGCAGCAGGTACGACAACCTACCCACCTATCCTGTTAACTTCAGGAACAAATCTTACAACTGCAACATCAGGTGCATTCGAATATGATGGGACTAATTTCTATCTAACAGCATCCTCTGGCGGTAGAAAAACTATTGCATTTACCGATGCAGCACCAGCGGCTCACACTCATGGAAATATTACAAACACTGGAACTGTAACAACAACCGTTACAGCAACAAGCCCAGTTAAGGTTTTAATCACAAACTCATCTGATGCAGTTGGTTTGTTAACAACCACAGGTGCATCAAACACAACATTCCTTCGTGGTGACGGTACTTGGGTAACACCAACAGACACAAACTGGTATCCAACAACCTTTGCATACACTGGTGGAACAACTGCTGGACCAACAGGCTCTCTAACTGGTAGCGGAATGTCTGCTGTTTCTTTTGCAGCAATTCCTTCTGCATCTGCAACAGCATCTGGTATTGTTACTACAGCAGCACAAACATTTGCTGGCGTAAAAACATTTACATCGCCAGTAATTGACTCTATAGATGGTTCAGCAATTTCTGCAACACCTTCTCTTTATGGAAACGTAACTACTGGAACTATTGGTCTTGGAACTGGAGTAACTACTGGAACTGTAAATATTGCAACAAGTGCCTCTGGAGCATCTTCAAGAACAGTAAATATTAATACTGGAGCAACTGGAACTGCAGCAATTCTTACAAACATTGGTAGTGCAACCCTCGGTGGGCTAATTACGCTAAACCTTGGTGCTACTGGACTAGTTTTGAACGGTTCATCAGGAGGAACAGTAGTCGCAAGCCCAGCAACATCTGGTTCTGCATCAAATCCAGTTATCTTTAGAAGCGGTAACGCAACTTCTGCTGCATCTGGAAACGTAACTATCCAAAGCGGTACTACAACAACATCTGGTACTACTGGAAACGTCATTATTGATACAGGAACAAGTGCTGGAACAAATGGAACTGTTTTCATTGGTGGAACAAACGCTTCATCAGTTGAACTTGGTAGAAGCGGTCAAACAACTGTTATCAAGGGAAACCTTCAGATTGACGGAACAACAACAACAGTAAACTCAACAACCATAACAGTTGATGACAAAAACCTTGTTCTTGGAAACGATAACACATTGGACACTCAGGCTGATGGTGGAGGTATTACCCTAAATGGAACTTCTCCAAAAACTTTCAACTGGGTAGATGCTACAGATGCTTGGACATCTTCCGAGCATCTAAACCTTGCTTCAACTAAGTCCTACTATGTAAATGGAACATTACTAAAAGATGTTTCAGAAACTTTAACGAATAAAACAATCAATGGTTCAAACAACACAATTACAAATGTATCTTTAACGTCTGGTGTAACTGGAACACTTCCTGTTGCTAATGGTGGTACTGGAATTACTTCATTCGGAACTGGTGTTGCCGCCGCTCTTGGAAACAACACTGGTGGTACTAATGGTCTAGTAACATTTAGCGGAGCATTCGGAACACCAACCTCACTTACTCTAACAAATGCAACTGGTCTTCCAGTTTCAGGTATAACAGCATCAA